AAAAAAACAACAGTTACAAAGTCTGGAAGTTGACCAATTCACATCTCAACTTGGCCAAGATCAATCATTGGATCTCAACACTACATTAACTCATCTTGATAAGGTACCTGTAAACCACCTAAACGGTAAATAATCTAGGAGGTCTTGACTGACCGCCACTTTTGAGTTATAATTATATCATGAGAACTATAAATCCCAAAATTAAACCTAAACAAATAAAATTGGCAATACTGTGAGCAAAAATATTACTTTTTTAGTCAGTCTACCTAGATCCGGCAACACTCTCTTAGGCGCTATCTTTAATCAAAATCCTCAAGTGGCAGTCACAGCCAACAGCATAACTTTGGAAATATTCAAAGAAGTTTTTTTGCTAAAAGAAACTGAAGTGTTTCAAAATTTTCCAGATCATACCAGCCTGGACAATGTGTTGCGTGGTATCATGGACAGTTACTATAAGGACTGGCCACAAAAATTTATTCTGGATCGAGGTCCAGCTGGCACTCCAGATAATGCCATGGTGCTGGAGACCTATATGACACAGCCGGTTAAAGCGGTGCTGTTGGTGCGGGATCTTACAGATATATTTGCTAGTTTTCTCAAAGTGTTGGCACAAACACAAACCCTCACACCAAAAAAATGCGATGAATATCTAAGTAAAATTATGGCCAAAGATGGCATGATTGCTCGAGCTTTGGAAAGTATACGTTACTTTACACAGCCAGAAAATCGAGATCGTTGTGTCATAGTACGTTACAATGATCTAGTTGAAAATCCTCAACGAGAACTGAACCGCATACATCAATTTATTGGTATTTCACCATTTGAATATCGTTTTAAAAATTTTGATCAATTTTCTTTGGCTGGTGTTGAATACAACGATACAGTGTTTGGATATAATTTGCATACCATAAGAACCGACTGTGTGCAGCAAATGGACAATAAATATCGCCAACAAGTGCCACAACGATTAATCAAAAAATACGGTCATATTGTTTTTTAATTTGAGGATATTGTATGTTATTGCAAGATAATTTTTGGCCCACTACCGTATATTTTAAAGATTATTCAAATTCTGAGGCCTTCAATCGGGATCTCGAAGAAAAAATTCTGGCTTGGAGTAAGTGCGATCCAGGCCTGGCCAAAACCAATCGATTCGGCTGGCATAGCACCACAGATATGCACACACGAGTTGAGTTTGCTGGCATAGTTAATTATCTGATTGAAATGCAACATGAAATTTATCATGCAGAAGGCTTAGCTGGCACACCTGTGCTAGGCAACATGTGGGCCAACATCAACTATCCTGGCGCCAGCAATGCCATGCATATTCATCCTAATAGCTTATGGTCTGGAGCGTACTATGTAACCTGCAATGACCAGTCAGGCCATATATATTTTGAAGATCCTAGATCCGTTAGTTTGATGTCAATGCCTAGATACCAGTATGAGCAAAATTTAAACTCTCGCCGTATTATTGACAGTCAACCTAAACCCGGCCGATTAATTATGTTTCCTTCTTGGCTAAATCACGGTGTTCGTGAAAATACTTCCAACAAAACCAGAATTAGCATTTCGTTTAACTTTTTACAAAATTTGAAACAAAGTTAAGTGCAATAATAGAAAAACTATTATAAGCAACATTAAACAATTTTTAAATCAATATAAATATGATTATAAAGTAGTTAAAAATAATTTATTATGCAAACACAATAAAGGTACACAAATGAAAAAGATTTTGATTATGGGATTACCAGGTTCTGGCAAAACATATTTGGCCGAAACATTAAAAAAATACCTTGAAGAAAATGGTACAACAAATAATATTGCTGAGATGTTACCACTCACAGGTTTTGGTGCCAAAGTAACTTGGTTTAATGCAGATGAAGTTCGAAAAAAGTATAACGATTGGGACTTCTCTGATGTTGGCCGTATTCGGCAATCCATAAGAATGGCACAATTTGCTTTGGAAGCTGGTGGCGATTATGTTATCTGTGATTTTGTGGCACCATTGGTAGAAATGAGAAACAACTTTAAAGCTGACTGGACAATATGGGTAGACACCATTGACAAAGGCCGTTTCGAAGATACTAATAAAGCTTTTATTCCTCCTGAACAATATGACTTCCGTATTACAGAACAAGATGCAGAAAAGTGGGCTGAGTTTATTGGCAACCACATTATTGAAAACCGTAAGCGTCCAACTTTTGATTGGCAAAAAGAAACGGTTCAAATGTTGGGAAGATGGCAACCTTGGCATGCAGGCCATCGTGCATTGTTTGAACGAGCTATTGCCAAAACAGGTCAAGTAGTTATTCAGATTCGTGATTGTCAAGGATGGCAAGGATCCAATCCGTTTGCTATTGAACAAGTTAAATCATACATTAAACGAGATTTGGATCCATTGTTTCAAGGCCAATATGAAATTCAAGTGGTACCGAACATTGTGAATATTACCTATGGTCGTGATGTGGGTTATAAAATTGAACAAGAAACCTTTGATGATGCGACACACTCAATCTCCGCCACGAAGATTCGAAAAGAGTTGGGCCTTGGGTGATTCAAGTAAACGCAGTCTGGTTAAAACCGTGACCTGGCGAATAACAGGTTCGGGTGCAACTTTTTTGATTGCTTACTTATTGATAGGTAGTTTTGCTCTTGCTGGTATTATTGGAGTAACACAACTTGTTTCCAATACAGTATTATACTACCTACACGAAAGACTTTGGAATAAAGTTAAATGGGGCAAGGTATAAATAGTCCATTATTAGGAGAAATTAATGGCCACCGTTACCAGCAGAGACCAATTTACCGACTACTGCCTCAGAAAGCTTGGCTTTCCAGTCATAGAAATCAATGTGGATCCAGACCAAGTCGAAGATCGCATTGATGATGCACTACAGTATTTCCAAGACTATCACTTTGATGGTTTACAGAAAACATATTACATTCACGAAATCACACAAGAAGATGTCGATAATAGGTATCTCGATCTAAGTAATGTGAGAGATAATGCCAATGCTGCAACACAAGTTGTAGGCGTTACTCGTATATTTCCACTTCAAGATTCTCAATCAAGCATCAATATGTTTGACTTGAGGTATCAATTAAGACTGAATGAGTTGTATGACTTCACTTCAGCATCATACATCAACTATACCATGACCATGCAGCATCTTAGAATGCTCGAACAGTTATTTACTGGTGAGGTTCCAATTCGTTATCAACGGCACACAGAAAAATTGTTTGCTGATTGGGCTTGGGGTGACCAAGAAGCTCCAGTTGGCCAACCAGTTATTGTTGATTGTTACACTATTATTAATCCAAGTGTGTATAATCGTGTTTGGAATGACCGCTGGCTAAAACGATACGCTACTGCTTTGATTAAACGCCAATGGGGAGAAAACCTTAAAAAATTTGGTGGTATACAGTTACCAGGTGGTGTTGTATTGAATGGTGATAAAATCTTTGAAGAAGCCATGCAAGAAATTGATGACCTTGAAAAAGATATGGAGAACAATTATGGAGGCGTGCTCGAATTTTTCCTCAATTAAGGTAAAACTCTAATGGACCAAAAATAACGATAACAATGAAAATGGGTACCTAAAATCGCCACCAGTCAATATTTCAACAATTACAATTCTCGATATACCGAACAGCGTTTGGTGGAAGACCTCATTGTCGAATCCATTAAGATTATGGGATTTGACGGATATTATCTCTCAAATGATAACGATCAATCCAGAGACCTTCTGTACGGTGAAGATCCAGTTAAAAAATTTACTTCCGCTTTTCCTGTCGAACTATATCTTTCTGAAGCACTCAACTATACCGGTGAAAAAGAATTTTTCTCTAAGTTTGGTCTTGAAATTAAAAACCATACTAAGGTTATACTTTCTAAACGAACATTCTCACAACGAGTTCCACAAAACACATTTACACGGCCACGAGAAGGTGATTTAATTTGGATTCCATTTTTAAATGGTGTTGGTGAGTTGTATGAGATTACCTTTACTGACCAAGATAAAGATTTTAATACCTTAGGCCGTAAAATAGAATACTTTTATGAATTGCATCTAGAGAAGTTTAAGTTCTCTAGTGAGTTGTTGGCAACAGGTGTGGCTGATATTGATAATGCGGCCAAACAAGCAACATACTCTATTGAACTCAATCTTGGTGCAGGTTCAGGCAACTACCAATATGGTGAAATTGTTTATCAATCCGCAACCAATCAAGCAAATGCTTCGGCCGTTGCAATTGTTCAAACTTGGATTAAATCAGCCAACACACAAACATCAAATACATTGATAGTATCCAATATTGCTGGTGAGTTTATAGATGGTTCACCACAAAGATTGATTGGTGCCACAAGCAATGCACAATATACATTATCTTCATATGATCCATTAAGTGACAATGTACAAGATGATACTTATGATAATTATATTATTGAACAAAGTGCCAATTCAATTGTTAATTTCTCTGAAACAAATCCATTTGGACAAATATAATGGCCAATACTTTTTATAACCGTGCTTTAAGAAAGTATGTAATAGGTTTTGGTAATTTGTTCAACGACATTACCTTAGTGCGATATAATCCAGATTTCTCTGAAGCGCAACGAATGATTGTGCCAATTGTATATGCTCCAAAAGAAACTTATGTTACTCGTTTAGAAACCGATCCAAATTTAAATAAAAAAACGCAAATTACATTGCCAAGAATGTCGTTTGAATTAACAGGATTTAATTACGATACTACTAGAAAATTAAACACCAATATTAAAAACTTTGCACAAACTAGTGCTGGTTTGGTGTCACAATATAATCCTGTTCCGTATAATTTTGATTTTAATTTATATCTGTATGTCAGAAATATTGAAGATGGTACACAAATCATTGAACATGTATTATCTTACTTTACTCCAGATTATACAATGAAGTTGAATATGATACCTGAGATGGGTATTGTTAAAGATGTTCCTATCGTACTCAATTCAACTTCACAAGATATTGACTATGAAGGTGACTACGAAAGAGATACCAGAGTTATTATTTGGACACTCAATTTCACCGTTAAAGGACACATCTTTGGTAAAATCACCGATACTGGTGGACCAATTACACACTCAATCACTTCAATCTATAATCAAATTACAGAAGAAGATATTGTGCAGTTTACGATGAATCCTAGTTCTGGAGTTGGAACATATCAGATTGGTGAAACAGTTTATCAAGGTTACTCTGCACCACTGGCAATAGCCACAGGTAAAGTGGTTTCATTTAATAATAATATTTTACAATTAAAAAACATCAATGGTAATTTTGTGTCGAACTTACCAATACAGTCCACGAGTGGCAGTGCAAACTATGTGTTTACATCATTCTCACCTATAGCACAGAAGTTGGTGCAAATAGATACCACACCAATGCCAACGGATGCAAATGTGAATACACCGTATGTTGTAACAACACAAATATCAGAAGCACCGTATATTGAAGAAGGATTAGTTTTACCGCCAGATTTTGTTGGTGATGTTACGGAACAAGTTGGACGTGATGACCTACATATAGAACAAGAAAATCCAATAGATTTACAATAAAGGTAACTTAAAATGTCTCGCACAATACAATTTAGACGACTAGGATCAGCCACATTAGCAAATACAACTGGCGCTAATGGTGAATTGATTATTAATAATACAAACAAAACTTTGACAGTTCATGATGGTACAACTCCTGGTGGATATGCATTATTAAATTCTGCGACCGATAATAATATTGACCAGTTTGCTCGCACAACTGCCAATACTGCTGTAGCCGGTGTTATTACTGTAAATAATTTGGCTCAAAATGCTTATAATAAAGCTAATGCAGCTTATAACTATGCCAATACAATTGTTTCTGATACCCAAATTGACCAGTTTGCTCGTAATACAGCCAATACAAATTCAAATAATATTACGATTATTCAAGGTGTTAATACGACACAGAATACCAATATTACCAATGCAACAAATCTGGCGCAGTCAGCGTTTGATTCTTCCAATACTGCATCAAATAATATTAGTATTATGACTGGTGTTAATGACACTCAAAACACCAGAATTAATAGTATTGAAACAATTAATGCAAACCAAAATACTTCTATTAGTATTATTCAAGGTGTTGATACTACACAAAACACCAACATTACTACTGCTACCAATTTAGCACAGGCGGCATTTAATCAAGCAAATTCAGTTTATTTACCTTCTGTTACTCGATTAAACACAACGAATTCTGGCGCAAGCTCTTATTTGTTTGACCAATACACAGGTAATAACCCTAATATTTTTATTCGAGCAGGTGAAACTCTTGCTTTTAATTTAAATGTAACAGGTCATCCATTTTTGATAAGAGAATCGGCCGGCGGTACACTTTATAATATTGGTCTTACACATGTATCAACAACTGGAGTTGTTTCTACTGAATCAAGTGCTCAAGCACAAGTATCTGGCACACTCTATTGGAAAGTTCCAGCTGCATTGGCTGGAAATACCTATGTTTATCAATGTGAAATTCATGGTGGTATGGTTGGTAATATTGTTATCGAGATACCTAACCAAGCAAACTCTGCAATCAATTTGGCACAAGCAGCTTATGATTATGCCAATACAATTGTATCAGATACTCAAATAGATCCATATGCTCGAACAACTGCCAATACAGCTTCAAATAATATTATAATTATTCAAGGTGTTAATACAACCCAAAACACTAATATTACCAATGCAACCAATTTAGCCCAATCAGCTTTTGATTCCTCCAACAATCGTACCGTTAGTAGCTTAGTCAATGGTGCTAACACCGTTAGTCTTGGTTCGACTGGCACATTAACTATGCCTACAGGAGGCCGAATAAATTTTGATAGTCTTTCAATAAGCGAAGCTGTATTTTATTCGCCAAACAAAACTGTTGAAATTTCTTCTGGTACTAGTAATGTACAAATAATTGCAACAGCTCTGTCGGGCCGTAAAACTTGGTCCTTTGAAGCCAATGGTGCTATAGTATTCCCAGATTCATCTGTTCAAAACACCGCATTTACTGGTACTGCAATTGACCAAGTTGCTAGAAATTCAGCCAATGCAGCTGCACAAACAATTCCACAAAATATACAGTCAACAAATTACACATTACAATTAACTGATGCTGGTAAACACATTTATTACACTCAAGCATCTAATACGATATTGCATATTCCAACAACATCAAATGTGGCATTTTCAAATGGTTCAACCATTATGATTATCTCTGCAACATCAGCTGGTGCCAATGTAACTGTATCACCAAATACAGGTGTAACAATGTATCTTGCTGGCAATACAACAAGCGCTTCACGAAATGTTACTACATATGGTATGGCTACATTAATTCAAGTTGCGGCAAACACCTGGTTTATTAACGGTACAGGAGTTTCGTAATGAGTGGTATTATGGCCATGATGGCCAGTAATGTTCAGCAAGCTAATGCGTTTACTTATATTCCTTTACCTTCACTCCAAGGCGATTTAATGTTACAAAGTGGTTCCGAGGATTTAAATGAAGGCTCAGGAACAGAAGATTTGAACACATAATTTACAATAGGTTAAACAAATAATATGAATGACTTGAATAAAATTTTAGCAGATGTGTTTGACATTGCACCAATACCAGAAGAAAAGAAAGAAATCTTTCCTGTGGTATCGGTCAAGTATAATGATCCTGATTTAAAACAGGACCTCACAGACGCCTATCAACAATCAAAAGAAAACTTACAAGGTATCATTGACCAAGGCCAAGATGCTATGGAAGAAATACTGAACATTGCCAAAGCAGGCCAACATCCACGAGCATTTGAAGTCTATGGTACTCTACTAAAAAACATGGTAGATGCCAATAAAGAACTTCTGAATATACAAAAACAGATGCGTGATATGGATGAAGAAAAGAAAAAAAATGCTGGCACCAGTATTGATAAGGCCATCTTTGTAGGTTCTACTGCTGAACTTAATAAACTTCTCAAAGGAAAAGAATGAAACTTTGGGTGAATGTTTGTTTTTATTATGTAGAAGAACGGTTAGAGCAGTTTAAAGAAGTAATAAAGACATTATCTGATATACCAAACATCAAACTCATTATTAACAGCAATGTCAATTTTGATACTAATCTAACTATTCATGTTACAGAACTAAATGATCCATACCATCATACATGGGAACATAAAAAGTATATGTCGGAATTCTTAGAATCAGACTATACACATTATGCCTATCTTGAAGGTAATATTCATGTTGAAAAAAAAACATTTGATTATTGGGTAAAAACACGAGAACTCTTTCATCGCAATAATCTAAACTTTATACCTGCCGTTCATCGTGTTCAAAAGAATAAAGAAGGTCAAGTGTATTCTTTAGATTGCACACACCATCAACGGCATCGGCCAACCATCACAGTAGAAGAACAAAAGTTTATTTCTTTATCTGAACCATATCAAGGTATGTTTATCATGGATAAAGAATTGGTTAAAGAACATATTGAATCAGATTATTATTCTTTTGGTCAAAAAGGTTCATGGGGTATCCGTGAATCAGCCAATTTAGGCAATATGTTTGTAAACATACCTATAGGATTTGGACATAGATATATGTTACCACTAAATAATTTCTCCGACTCATGGGTTACACACTTTGGTACCGACTATCATAGTGACGAAAATTCACCTCACGCCAAAATAAAAATAGAAGATTTATTTCGATGAACCAAAAAGATTCTTATCGTGATAACCCCTTACTCAAAAAAGTAGGTGTTGACCATCAATATACCAAAGAACAGATTGAAGAATATGTGAAGTGTTCTAAGGATCCTGTTTACTTCTGCAAGAACTACATTAAGATTGTAAACGTGGATGAAGGCCTTATTAATTTTAATATGTGGCCTTTTCAAGAAGAAATGCTTAATCTATTCAAAGATAATCGTTTCGTTATCACCAAGTGTCCTCGTCAGGTTGGTAAAACTACCACAACAGTTGGTTATCTTCTTTGGGCAACCATCTTTACCGACTCTCAGAACGTGGCCGTTCTGGCAAACAAAGGTTCTTTGGCTCGTGATATTCTATCTAAGTATCAACTGGCATATGAGAATTTACCCCAATGGCTCCAGCAAGGTGTGGTGACATGGAACAAAGGTAATGTAGAACTAGAGAATGGATCTAAGGTCATTGCGGCTTCCACCAGTTCCTCAGCAATCCGAGGCGGTTCGTTTAACATTGTGTTCTTAGACGAATTCGCTTTCGTCCCAAATAATATTGCCAATGAGTTCTTTAACTCGGTCTATCCGGTAATCTCATCCGGTAAGTCATCAAAGATTATCATTGTTTCCACTCCAAATGGTATGAATCTATTCTATAAATTGTGGATGGATTCGATTGAGGGACGAAACAACTATAAAAACTTTGAGATTCATTGGTCTCATGTGCCAGGCCGTGATGAAGCATGGAAAGAAGAAACAATCCGTAATACATCGGAACGGCAGTTTGCACAAGAGTTTGAAACCGAATTCTTAGGTTCATCTAATACTCTCATCTCTGGTTACAAGTTACAGCAATTGAGGTATGTAAACCCAATTGAAGAACACGATAAGATGAAAATTTACGAACATCCTATCAAAGAAGGTCAAAATGAATCCAAGAGTGACCATCTATATTGTATTACCGTGGATGTATCAGAAGGTAAAAATTTAGACTCCTCTACATTCTCTGTTATTGATATCTCAACGACACCATATAAACAAGTGGCTACCTATGCCAGTTCATCGATTTCGCCTATTTTATTCCCAACGGTGATTGTCAATGCGGCTCGGTATTACAATGATGCCTATGTATTGGTTGAAATCAATAACAATCCACAAGTGGCAGACTTTATACATTCAGATTTAGAGTATGAGAACCTATTAAAAGTATTTACAGGCAATAAGAAGCCACAACAGTTGTCAGCGGGATTTGCTCGTGGTATACAAATGGGTCTGAAAATGTCGCCTCAGGTCAAACAGGTTGGTTGTTCTAACCTCAAAACACTCATTGAGGGTGATAAGTTAATCATTAATGACTTTGATACCTATTCAGAATTAACCACTTTTGAACAACACAAGACATCCTTTGCGGCGGCCGATGGTGCCAATGATGACTTGGTTATGACTTTGGTTATCTTTGCATGGGCTTCTACTCAGCAATATTTTAGAGAAATTGTTAATCATGATTTGAGAAAGCAGATTCAGTTGGAAAACATGAATCAGATTGACGAAGATGTTTTACCAGCTCCTATCATTGAAGATGGTTTAGAACATGATTTTATGGTAGAAGGTGGTGATGTATGGGAAGTAGCAGATGGTGGTGATACTTACGGAAAATATACTAGAGATTTCTTTAGGAGTATGTAAATCCTATGAATCATAAATATCAGTATGGTATTTTAATTGCCAGAATAACATCATATTTAAGGAGATAAAAAATGGCGTTTCAAATCTCTCCAGGCGTAAACGTTTCCGAGGTTGACTTAACAACAGTCGTTCCTTCGGTTCTAACTACGGCCGGTGCAATTGCAGGAACATTTTTGTGGGGTCCAGCATTTAAAATAATGCAGATTGATAGTGAGATTACTTTAGCTCAAACTTTTGGTACTCCAAACGGAAATACATATCCAACATTTATGACTTGCGCTTCTTTTTTAGCGTATGGTAATAATCTTAATTCAGATTCAAATACTTCAACAACTAATGTTCAAGTAGCTAATGAAGATATTTTTGAAGCTTCATATTTAAATTCAAATAATGGAAATATTTATGGACCATTTATGGGCCGTTACCCTGGTAATTTAGGAAATTCATTAACAGTTTCAGTAGTGGATGCAAACACTTATAGTGCAACTTGGAATGTTAATAGTATTGGATTAGCATCATATGTGAATGGAGCTCCAGGCACTTCAGCACAAGCATCATTAGCTGGTGCATCTAATGATGAAATTCATATTGTTGTAATTGACACTGGAGGTCGTTTTACAGGAACTAGAAATACAGTACTAGAAGTATTCCCTTATTTGTCAAAATCGGTTGATGGAATTGATGATTTAGGAAATTCAAATTACTATAAAAATTATGTTTTTAATAATTCAAAATATGTATATGCTGTTGATCCCGTAAGTTATTCAACAACAAACGCCACTTGGGGAAATTCTTTAGCAAACACTCAATTTGCAACATTAGCAACAGTTCAAAATATATCATTGACTGGAGGAGCGGATTCTCCTACACAAGATAGTGATCGAATAAATGGTTATAGTTATTTTACAAATAAAGAAGCTGTGGACATTTCATTAGTGTTTACTTCGGATCACAGTATAACTGTTCAACAATATGTAATTGATAATATTGTTAATTCTCGTAAAGATTGTATTGCATTTATTTCTCCACCATCAGCCAACGTTATTAACCAAAATGGTAATGAAACAACAAACATTGTAAATTGGGCGACAAGTTTAAATCGTTCTTCTTCTTATGTTGTTGCAGATTCGGGTTACAAATATATGTTTGATAAGTACAATAACACATATCGTTGGATACCTTTGAACGGTGATATTGCTGGACTTTGTGTTAATACTGATAATGTTAGAGATCCTTGGTTTTCGCCGGCTGGTTTAAACCGGGGCCAAATTAAAAATGCAGTCAAATTGGCATGGAATCCAAACAAAACTCAAAGAGATACATTATATTCATCTGGTATTAATCCTGTTGTATCATTCCCTGGTCAAGGTATTGTTTTATATGGTGACAAAACGTTACAGGTAAAACCATCCGCTTTTGATCGTATTAATGTTCGTAGATTGTTTATTGTATTAGAAAAAACAATTGCTCAAGCAGCACAGTATTCATTGTTTGAATTTAATGATGAGTTTACTCGTGCTCAGTTTGTGGCATTAGTAACTCCGTTCTTACGAGATGTTCAAGGGCGCCGTGGCATCTATGACTTCCGTGTTGTTTGTGATACAACAAATAATACACCACAAGTTATTGATTCTAATCAGTTTGTTGGTGACATCTACATCAAGCCTGCTCGGTCAATCAACTTTATTCAGTTAAATTTTGTAGCAGTAAGAACTGGTGTTGATTTTACAACAATCGTTGGTACAGCTTAATAAATAACCACGATATAGGAGAAAACAAATGGCATTCAATGTAGCAGAATTTAGAGCAAATATGATTGGTGACGGAGCCCGTCCAAATCTATTTCAAGTTACTCTGACTTTTCCAACAATTGCAACAAATAGCACTGCTGCTGGACAAAAAACAACATTTATGGCAAAATCGGCACAGTTACCAGGTTCTACCGTAGGTACTGTGCCTGTATTTTATTTTGGCCGTGAACTGAAGTTTGCTGGTAACCGTACATTTACCGATTGGACATTACAGATTATCAATGATGAGGACTTTGTAGTTCGCAACGCACTCGAATCATGGATGAACGCAATTAATAGTCACACAAGCAATGTACGTAATACTGCGGCAATTAACCCAACAGGTTATACCGTAGATGCTGTTGTTACACAGTACGGAAAAACAGGTAATGAATTGAAATCTTATAAGTTTGTAGGTTTATTCCCACTTGATATTGCCCCAATTGATTTAGATTGGGGTTCGAATGATGTGATTGAAGAATATTCGACCACATTCGCTTTCCAATATTGGGAATCAAATACTACAACTTAATATGTTTTTGTTTGAGGGACTTCGGTCCCTCATTTATGTTTAATTGAATTGGAATAATACAATATATGGCAACTAATAAATTCTCACTCTTTGGTTTTGAGATTGCTCGGAGAAAAACCGAGGATGAAAAATCTGCACAACCATCCTTTACACCACCTTCTAATGAAGATGGTGCATTAACCATTTCTTCGGCCGCATATTATGGCACATATGTTGACTTGGATGGTACGGCTAAGAATGAAGTAGAACTTATCTCTCGTTATCGTGAGATGGCCATGCAACCAGAGATTGAATCGGCTATCGATGATATTATGAATGAAGCCATCGTGCAAGATGATGATGGCAAAATTATTGAGATTGTGTTGGATGATTTAGACCAACCAGAGAAAATTAAAAAAGCAATTAAAGATGAGTTTCATACCATATTGCGTTTACTTAATTATAAGCATATGGCGCAAGACATCTTCCGCCGTTATTATATTGACGGTAGGTTATATTATAATGTGCTTATAGATAAAGAAAATCCAATTGCTGGTATTAAAGAATTACGATATATTGATCCACGCAAACTTCGTAAAGTGCGTGAGATTAAAAAGAAAAAAGATGAAAGAACAGGCGCAGAGATTATAGATGTATATAATGAATATTATATTTACAATGATAAAGTAGTAACTGGTTCTTCTTCTAATTATGGTCCTGTTGGTGTTCGTATTACACTAGATTCTATTGTTTCGGTTGTTTCTGGTTTAATGGACTCTCGCCGTGCTGTTGTGTTGTCATATCTACACAAAGCAATTAAGCCACTCAATCAATTAAGAATGATTGAAGATGCCACAGTTATCTATCGTATCTCACGAGCACCTGAGCGCCGTATTTTTTACATTGACGTAGGTAATTTACCTAAATTAAAGGCCGAACAATATCTGCGTGATATTATGGTCAAGTATAAGAACAAGTTGGTTTATGATGCACAGACTGGTGAAGTCCGTGATGACCGTAAATTCTTGTCAATGATGGAAGATTTTTGGTTGCCACGCCGTGAAGGCGGTAAAGGTACCGAGATTACTACATTGCCTGGTGGTCAAAACTTAGGTGAATTAGAAGATGTTAAATACTTTCAAAAGAAATTATATAACTCATTAAGTGTACCTATTTCTCGTTTAGAACCAAATCAAGGTTTCTCTATTGGTCGTGTTGCAGAAGTTACTCGTGATGAATTAAAGTTTGCAAAGTTTGTTGACCGTTTGCGTAACAAGTTTTCTGATATCTTTAATCAGGCACTCCGTGTGCAATGTGTAT